TGGAACGGAAGTCCCCTTCACCAAAGCCAATGTGAAACTTTTTGCTGAAGATGTTGATTTCGCTAATGGTTTATTTGAAGCTTATGGAAAGTTCTATCAGTTAGGTGCGGAGGGAAACTAGCTGATGCCGCTATTTACTGGGCTTCTGGCGGCAAGCAAGTAGAGGATAAGACGGAAGAAGATGCCAAAGCATTTGGTGTTGAACTTCCTAAAAGCCCAGAAATAAAGGATGAATTTGAAGTATGGGATTGTAATTGGGATATTCTTTTTATGTTCTTAAAGATGCAAACGCAATGGAATGCAGCGTTTGGAGGTTATGTTGGTTTGAAATATGAAGTTTTATTAGTGGCTGGAGGCTTATTTGAGTTATACAATATAGAAAATCGTCTCGAAACTTTAGAAGGTTTACAAATTATGGAGGCGGCTGCTTTGAAGGAGATAAATAAATCAAATGGCTAAGTTAGATAGTTTAAAAATATCTCTGCAATTAGAGATTAAAAATCAGGAGAAATTAAAAGAGCTTCAAAAAGCTTTTAAAGATCTTGAGAAGTCAGGCGGTACAGCAGGTTTTGATAAGTTAAAACAATCTTTAAAAGATGTTATTAATCTTCAGCCTAAAACAATAAAAGGGTTGCAAGATCAGGCAAGAGCTTTAACAAAAATATCTAAAACGCTAGATGTAGCAAGTCAAGATTATAGAGAAGTTGCTGATGCGATAAAGAGAGCAAAGGCAGAGATGAAAGCTCTGCAAAATCAAGCTGGAGCGAAACCTCCTGTTCCAGCAGCAGGTGGAATGTTTGGAGGTTTCTTTGGAGGAAAAGGATTAGGCTTTAGAGGCGGCTTGATGGCAGGTGCGAAGCAAGCGTTGCCTATCGCAGGTACAACTGCTTTAGCGACGGCTTTACCTGGTCAAGCAGGTTTTGCTGCGCTTAGTGGTGGTGCTGCTGGTGGTTTAGGTGGCGCTCTTGCAGGTGCTGGTATTGGACTCTCAGTTGTAGCTAGTATCGAATTAGTAAAAGCTGGTGCTGCTGCTGCAAAATATTCTTCTGAAATAAAAAGGCTTGAAATTGCTTTAAAGGGAGTAACGAAGACTGATAAAGAGTTTGCTAAAGCTCAAAAAATCGTTGCGAGTGTTTCTAATGAGTTAAATGTTCCTATTGGAGATGCGACTAAACAGTTCACAACATTATCAGCTTCTGTTATTGGAGCGGGAGGAAATGTTGATCAAGCGGAAGAAGTATTTAGAGGAGTTAGTGAAGCAATAAAAGCGACAGGTGGTGATGCAGAAGATGTGCAATCTGCGATGAGAGCCATGTCGCAAATCTTCGGTAAAGGCAAAGTTTCAGCCGAAGAATTGCAAGGCCAGCTCGGTGAAAGATTGCCTGGTGCTGTTACTAAATTTGCAGAGGCAACTGGTAGAACATTACCGCAGTTGCAAAAAGATTTAAGGGATGGAACAGTTGGGTTGAACGATGTAATGAAATTCGTCGCAAAACTCAGTGATGACCATAGAGATGCTGCTTTAAAAATGGCAGGATCTAGTGCTGAAGCGGGTGCAAGATTAACAGTTGCGATGCAGAAATTGCAAAAAAACATAGGTGATATATTGCAACCTATTGGTGCTTTTTTTCAGGACGTTTTTACAGACATAGTTAATATTATTAATAAGGCTACTGAAGCCTTAATGAAGTTCTTTGGAATTGGAACAGCGAATGCAATTGCAAAATTAAAGAAACAAATAGAGCAGAGAGAAGAACAACTAGCGAAAGGGCAAGGAAGAGGAAGTGTATCTCTTCAGTTACGTAAATTAAAAGAAAGATTAGCAAGACTTGAAGGTGAATCTGTTGGTGATGGTGATGGCACTACAACAGGAGGAACATTCCAAGATCCTGCTGAAGATCAAGATAAATTTAGTGTTAAAGCTGATAAAGAAAAAGCTGAACAATTAATGGATGAATATGTTGCTGGGTTGGGGAATGTTCAGACTCAGATAGCAAATACGTTTATTAGTTCATTTAAGAAGATGGAAGATGCTTTAGTGAATTTTGTGATGACAGGTAAGTTGAACTTTAGAGAACTTGCTCGTTCAATTATGGCTGATATCACGAGGATTTTTATTCGATCAATGATACTTAGGCCAATCATGAGCATGTTTGGTGGTGGAAATGCGGCTACTTCTTTAATTACAAATCCATTCGGGACGGATTCAAAATATGGAGGTGTTACAACTGAATGGAATACAGATATGGTGAATGCAAAAGGCAATGTTTACGGCAAAAACGGCATCGTTCCTTTTGCAAAAGGAGGCATAGTTGACAGACCTACGATTTTCCCATTTGCTAATGGAGTCGGCCTGATGTCTGAGGCAGGGCCAGAAGCCATCATGCCTTTAAAGCGTGGCAAGGGAGGAAGACTTGGCGTTGAAGTAGCTGGTGGTGGTGGCAGTACAGTTGTTAATGTTTCAGTTGATGCGAAAGGTACTAAAGTCGAAGGCGATGAGCAGCAATCAGCAGCTTTAGGTAGGATGTTGGCTACTGCTGTTAAATCTGAAATTTCTAAGCAACAACGTCCTGGCGGGCTTCTTTACATGTAATCTATGGCTACTTTCAATACTGCTGGACTAGGAGGCACTACTAATGCAAGTCCTAGTTATACGCCTAGTCTTCAAGTTAATCCTAATGTCACAACTGTTCAATTTGGAGATGGATATGAACAACGTCTCCATAAAGGGTTAAATGTTGCTCCTAGAGTTTGGAAATTGGCTTTTAAGAATAGGACAGATACAGATAGGGATAATTTTATTAGTTTTTTTGAAAGTAGTTCTAAAGGTAATAATGGCAAAAACAGTTTTGATTGGACAGATCCTTACGGATATGTAGGTAAATGGGTTTGTCAACAATGGAATGTTGAACAGACTTCGGCAAATAATAATAATATTACTACTCAATTTAGACAGGTTTTTGAAGTCTAATGCCAGTCCCTATTTCAGATTTACAGTCATCTAATCCATCTGCGATTATTGAATTATTTCAATTGCAATTAGATACATCTTTGCATGGTAGCAATACTATTTATTACTGGCATAACGGAAGAAGCGCACAAGCTAATGGTAAGTTGCGTTTTGTTAATCAAGACTATGAAATGTTGCCTATAGAAGCAGCTGGGTTTGATTACAATGGAACCTCAGATACAGCTCCAAGACCAACTCTTAGAATCTCTAATTTATTTGGATTGATGACTTCAATCCTTGGAAGTGTTAATACAACAACCTCTGGAATTGATTTGACTGGCGCAAAACTTACAAGGATTAGAACTCTTGCTAAATATATTGATCCTGAAAATTTTACTGGAGGGAATTCAGATGAAGACCATTCTCAAGAATTTCCTAGAGAGATTTATTACATAGATAGAAAATCAAATGAAAACAGAGAGTTTTGTGAGTTTGAATTAGCAAGTGTCTTTGATTTGACTAATGTAAAAATCCCCAAGAGAGTTGTCTTGCCTGCTCACTTTCCAGGTATAGGTACTTTTCATGGTTGATTGGAAAGAGGCAGCGTTAGAACACGCAAAAGAAGAAGATCCAAAAGAATCTTGTGGTGTAATTGTTTGTATTAAAGGAAGGGAAAGATATATCCCTTGTCGGAATATTTCGCCTGTTCCTAAAAATCAGTTTTTAATTAATCCTTTTGATTGGGCAGGAGCAGAAGAACTCGGAGAGGTTTTAGCAGTTGTTCATTCTCATCCTCATCTCTCAACTAATCCTAGTGCTGCTGATTTAACTGCGTGTGAGACAACTAATCTTCCTTGGCATATATGTAATCCCAACACACAACAATGGCACACCTTTAATCCTTCGGGGTGGAAGGCTCCATTAGTAGGTCGTCAATATGTTTATGGAGTACATGATTGTTGGAGTTTAGTTCGAGATTATTATGGAGAAAAAGGCATAAATCTTCGAGATTGGGATCGTCCTATTGATCCTGAAGATTTTCGTGAGAATCCTATTTTTGAAAAATGTTATGAAGATACTGGATTTAGAGAATTAGAGCCTGATGAACCATTAAAAGAAGGGGATAGTCTTTTATTCGCTATTAATAGTGCTGGATTAAATCATGTTGGTATTTTTATTGAACCACAACAAATACTTCATCATATAGAAGGCAGATTAAGTAGTAGAGACTTTTATGGCGAATGGCTATTAAAATGTACGGGAAGGAGGCTTCGTTATGTTGCGTAAAATAAAACTTTATGGTCATCTCAAAGAGATTACTGGCTTTTCTGTCTTAGAGGCTGAAGTAGCAAATGCGGCTCAAGCTGTTAAATTTTTGATTACTAATTGGCCTGAGTTAGATCGCCACATGGCAGATCAGTATTATGAGGTAGATGTAGGGACAACAGCTTTAAAGCTTGATGAACTGCATTACCCTGCTGGTTCTGATGATATAAAAATCATTCCTATTGTTGGTGGGGCTGGAAATGCAGGAAGGATTATTTTGGGAGCTGCTTTGATTGCTTTTGCTGTTTATTCAGGTGGTGCTGGACTAAGCATCTTGTCTGCTCCTGTTATTACAAAGGCAGGAATTGGTTGGTATGCCTTGACTGCAAAAATAGGTATGCTTCTTGTCCTTTCTGGCATAGCAGGATTTTTAACCCCTATCCCTGACACACCAGATGTAGAAGGTGATCCTACAAAGTCTTTTTCTTTTAGTGGTGTTCAGCAAACTGGACGTAGTGGCACAGCTATACCAGTGATATATGGTGAGGTGATAACTGGCTCAATTGTTGTCAGTGGCAAGATTGATGTTGATGAGGTTGACCTTACATGACTAATCACAAACAGGTTATTGGTGCTGGTGGGGGTGGCGGAAAGAATGGCGGTGGAGGTGGTCGCACTCCAAAGACTGATCCTGATAGTCTTGATTCAAGAAGTAGAGCTTCAGTTTTAGATGTTGTTAGTGAAGGTGAAGTTGATGGGTTGAAAACCCCTGAACCTGAATTCGTTAATCAAATTGAT